TTCAACATGCAGTCAGCCCAGTAACATCAGGAGTGAGGCATTCGCTTGTGTCTTGGGTTTGGGGGCCAAGATGGAGGTAATCCATGAGTGGGAAGATGGCCCGGAAATATTGCATGCAAAGCTTGGTGACTGCTGTGAGCAGAAAAATGAGTTGCATTTACTTGAGCCAATACTAGGTCAGGGAACTGGGCCTGCGCGATACGAAAATGGTGATGTTAAAAACTCTAGCAGTGGTATCTTTTTTGACCAGATATACATGCCGCTTTACGCAGAATGCTCGCCTGTCGCCAAAACAATTGAGCAGTTCATAAATTATGCAAAGGAAAAGGCATATACGGCCAACAGTGCCTTTCAATCACTGTATGTTTCGGAAGGGTTCAGCATATTGTTTAGCGCGTACAGAGATGGCGACTATTACAAGCCTCACCGCGATACAGCAAAATTAACTGTATTGTTTTGGCTTGGCGAAAAGAACTTTGAAGGCGGTGATTTATACCTACCTGACTTTGACTGCACGATCCCGTATGAGCCTAATAAGATTTTCATGTTCCCATCGTATTATCAGCATGAGGTCACGCCCATCAGTACCGATCAGGAAGGCTTTGTGAGATACTGTGCGAGTGCATTTATCAACTGAGGCGATGCTATGCCGCTGATTCCTATTAAATTACCTCCGGGCGTTTATCGAGTCGGCACTGACTTTGAAGGCTCAAATCGGTGGCGTGACGCAAACTTGGTGCGGTGGCATCAAGGATCAATGCGTCCGGTTGGGGGGTGGCGTGAAAAGGCAGATGTATCTTCACTCATCACAGCCGCTCCACGGGCAATGCACGTTTGGGTAGATAACACTCAGGGTGCAAACACTGCGCTCGGCACAGCTAATGAGCTTGTGTACGTCAATGCATCAGGCACAGCGACTGACATCACCCCATCAGGATTTACCACTGGCGATGAAGACGCGGCTATCAACTACGCATTTGGCGGCTCATTTTACGGCACTGGATTATACGGTGTACGCAGGGAAGGCTCTCAGGAATTCCAAGAGGCCGCCACATGGTCACTGGATAACTGGGGTGAGTACCTTGTCGGGTGCGCTACGTCTGACGGTAAGCTCTACGAATGGCAATTGAACCCCGCTAACCCTGCCGCTCAGATCAGCAACAGCCCGACATCATGCAAGGGCTTGATCGTCACAGAAGAGCGATTCATCTTTGCTCTGCAAGCAGGCGGCAACCCACGCAAGATCGCTTGGTGTGACCGGGAAGACAACACGCTGTGGACTCCTGCGGCTACTAACGAGGCAGGCGACATTGAGCTACAGACACATGGCGAAATCATGTGTGCGGCCCGTATGCGCGGCAGAAGCATCATTGTAACGAACGTAGACGCTCATATAGCGACTTACCAAGGCCCGCCATACGTCTATGGCTTTGAGCGCGTTGGGACGGCCTGTGGGGCTATATCGCGCAAATCACTGGTTGCCATTGATCAGGGTGCGTTTTGGATGGGCCGTGAGTCGTTTTACATGTTTGACGGCTCGACAGCCAAGCAGATGCCATGTGAGGTTCAGGACTACGTCTTTGAAGACATGAATTCAAACCAAAGCTCGAAAGTAAACGCTGTACACAACAGCGAGTACGGTGAGATCTGGTGGTTCTACCCATCTAACGGTAGCACTGAGTGTGATCGTTACGTCTCATACGACTACCTCGAAAACCACTGGGAGATTGGGCAGATCGACAGAACGGCGGGTGCAGACCAAGGCGTCTTCACAGAGCCACAGTGGGTTGATGCGACAGGTGTCATCTACGAGCATGAGGTTCACGGCATTGGTCACGGCTCATACACTCCATACGCTGAGTCGGGGCCGATCAGCCTCGGCAATGGCGACACGGTCATGAAGGTCAACCAACTGATTCCTGATGAAGAGACTCAGGGTGAGGTCAACGTATCATTCAAGACCCGGTTCCATCCAAACGACACAGAGCGCACATACGGGCCATACGACACATCGAATCCGACAAGCTTACGGTTTACTGGCAGACAGGTTCGACTGCGTATTGAATCGACAGGTAACCAAGATTGGCGTGTTGGTGTCATGCGGATCAATGCAGAGGCCGGTGGTAGACGATGAGTTGGCTACCGCCCCCTCCACACGGCAACAACTGGTCAGACTGGGGTGAGCGTCTTAATTCGTATCTTGTGCAGACCAAAGATCGATTGCGCCAATTAACCACTGGAGAGACAGCCGCTGAAGATGGCATCTTGATGTGGGATCGCTCTGGTGAGTATCCAGTCGTTTCCAAAAACGGTGAGTTTCGGCAGATCGTATTGGCTGACGGGTACGGGTTCTTGTACAACAATTCCGACATCACAGCGGCGGCAAGTGACACGGCAGAGGCTATCGACTTCACGATTGGCTCAGGCTCTGGGCTGACCATCGGCACATCACCGAATGAGTCACGCATATACTTTGACGAGGGTGGCGAGTATTGGCTGTCATTCACGGCTCAGGTGTACTCCACAAACTCTTCAGCGCAGACTTTCTACTTTTGGCCAAAGATTAATGGTGTAGACGTACCACTTGGCGCGACACGGGCAGTGCTTTCGGCAAACGGTCAGACAACCCCGATCACCAAGGGCGCGGTTTTCAACGTGAACTCAGGCGACTACCTTGAGGCGATGTGGGCAACATCTGACCACACCAAAGGATCATTGGAGGCTTTTGCCGCGACAGCGTTTGCACCGGCATCACCATCAGTGACGTTATCAATAACGAGGATCAGCGGTTAATGGATGAAACGGGCGAGTTTCCAGAAATTGTACAGCAACTAAAAAGGTGTCTTCCTTACATCGAGGCGGCACTTGAATACAGCGGCGGAACACATACCGCAAAAGACGTTGCTATTGGTATAATTGAGGGCAGGATGCAACTGTGGCCGGGCGAGGACGCATGTGCGGTTACAGAGATTGTAGTGTATCCTATGAAGAAAGTTTTACATGTGTTCTTGGCGGGCGGAAACATGGACACGATTGTTGACATGCAGAAGTCAGCAGAGGAGTGGGGAAAGCTCCAAGGCTGTTCAGCAATGACAATCGCAGGACGTAAGGGTTGGTCAAGAGTATTGGCCGATCATGGGTACAAAGAGAAATTTGTGACTCTCGCAAAGGAGCTAACATGAGCGGCGGTGGTAAAGGCGGAAGCCAGACATCAGCAACAAGTATTCCAGACTGGGTTAAAAATCCATCTATTCGTAATATTTCACGCGCTGAACAGGCACAGCAAATCGGCTATCAGCCATTCTACGGCTTGGATGTAGCGGCCCCTAATGAGACTCAGATGGCGGCAGGCCAGATGAATATCGACGCGGCACAAGCGTTCGGCATGTTGCCACAGGGTCAGCAAAACCTCACAGCGTTCTCAGGTATGCCAGAAGCACAAACGGTTGGCGGCGTAAGGGGATACTCTTCAGCGCCAATGTTCGAGCAGGCGGTCCAAGCAGGGGCGCAGGCAAATCCAACGCAGGCTCAAATTTACAACACGCTATTCGGGCGGGATAAGGGGTACAGCTAATGGCAGGCGCGGCAACTAGCGGTGTAACGGCGGGGCCACAGACCCCACGGTCACAATTACCATCAGGCATGACTGGCCCCCAGTTCCCCGCAATGATGATGGGATCACCAACCCCTCAAGCAACGTCTGCAACAATGCAGTCACCTGTTATGAATATGCAGGGTGGGGAAGTCGGTGGCGGGGGTCAAGCTCCGATGCAGACAACTGGAATTGGTGGCATGCCTGTCAACCCAATGCAACAGGCGTCAATGGCTCAACAAGGGGCTTTGGCAGGGACTGTTGGGGCAGGTTTAACGGATATTGGAACCATTGCAGGTTCCGACATAGCTCAGTACCAAAACCCTTATACGCAACAGGTCATTGATGCAACTCAGGCCGATATTTTGCGTGGCGCACAGCAAGGCATTAACGCCCTCGACTATCAGGCAGGACGCGCAGGTGCATTCGGCGGATCCCGTCACGGTGTCGCTTTAGGTGAGTTGGGTACGGGCGTAGCACAGCAGTTGGCTCAGACCTCTGCGGCACAGCGTCAGGCAGGCTTCCAGTCTGCCCAACAAATGGCTCAGTCAGACATCCAGAATCGTCTGTCTCAGGCTAACCTTGGACTTGGAGCGGCACAGCAACTTGCAGGTCTTGGTCAGCAGTCATTCGGATACGGCACTGGCATTCAGTCGCAGTTGGCGGCCCAGGGTCAGCAACAGCAGGCAATGGAGCAGGCGCTCATCGATGCGGCCAAGGCTCAGTACGCAGGCTATACCGGCGCTCCGGCTACAGGGCTTGGTTATGTGTCTCAGGCGTTGGGTGCGACTACCGTACCAACGTCAACAACTCAGACTAAGCAACCGGGTCTATTTGACTATCTGACTCTGGCGGCATCGGCGGCGTAATGAACAGCATACTGGATGCGGTACTGGCGGCTCAGGAGCGCAACAAGCGAGAGGATCGTTTGCGTGAAATGCGTCAGCAAGAAATGGCTCCAGTGCTTCCTACTGGGTCTAGGCCAATATTGCCTGCTGTCAATGACATGGGGTTCGGCGGAGATGGCCCTCCAGATCAGGACAACGTGAGAGACACAAGATCCATCTCTGAGCAATATCAGGATATGGTTGAAGCAAACCGTTATACAGGCATTGGCTCCTTGATGCCCGGCGGCATGGCGACAAAATTGATCAATGATTATCGAATCGCTGAGATGGAAGAACAGTACCCAAGCTTGAGGCCACAAGACCCTTATTCGGAGTATGCGCGCAACAGATTTTCAACCGTTGGTCAGGTTATGTTAGGTCGAGGTCATCCGACACAGGAAGGCAAAACCTTCACAACAGTATATGACCGGCTCATTGGACGCGAACCAACTTGGTTGGAATCATTGGCGAGAGTCAATCAGCGTGTTGACAATGGCGGAGGCGGATCTCGCAACTTCAACATCACTGGATCCGATAGCGGCAATGAAGGCGACATTGGTGGGTACGGGGCAAGTAGTCTTTCCTACGACTCATTCGACGATACACAGGTGGCATAAATGAACATCATGGATTTCCTTGGTGAGGCAAAAGCGGCGCGCGAAGGTATGCGCTTTGGGATTGCTGACGCACTCGGCAAGACAAAGACGATGATCGACGAAGGTGATGCATCTGAGTACAAGGTCATTGATCAAGACGCATACGACGATTCAAAGAATGCATTTATGCAGGCGGCGGCATCGATGTCGCAAATGCCTGAAATCAAACCGGGAGTCATTGCTCCTTCACAGGTTTATAGCTCGCCCGCTCCTGTGATGGGGCAAGCTCCCAACCCTTACCAAGCCGTAAATTACGGTACAATGCAGTATGGACAACCAATGCAGGGCGGCATCGGTTCAGCGCCATCAATGGAACAAATTTTAAAGGCTCTACAGAGCCGGGGACAGTAGGAGTCAATCGTGGCTGTATTAGGTAATCGTGGCACTGGCTTACTGGACATGGCCATTGAAGCATTCAGAAACCAGAGCATACCAAACCCACAAATAGCTCCAACATTGCCGGGGCAAGACACAGTATTGAAGCCCGTTCAGACAGTGCAGATGCCTGCCACTCAGCAAGTCGCTACCGTCCAGACAAACCCAGAACTCAACCAGATGCCAACCATGCCATTAGGGCAGGGCGTCAGGGCCACTCCACAGATGATGGAGCAGAGAACCCCTTCAATGGGTATTGGCCAAGGTGTTCTGAGACCGGGCGCGGATGTTTCCGGCATGGAAAAGCTCGCTGAAGATGCAAGCAAGGTTGTAACTGCAATCCAAGCAAACCCACAGATTGAGCAAGACCCCGGATTCATGGAGCAAGTCAAAAACTACTTTGGCAACCGTGAAAACATGGTCCGACTGGCAATGGCGTTCAACACAATGCGCCTCACGCCAGACGCAGGACTTGCCGCCGCTCTTGGTTCTGAATTGAAAGATCTGCGCGCAGTTAAAGTTGCGGACAGAAGAGCGAATGCAACACTGAACGCACTGCGCCAAGCAGGTGTTCCAGAAAAAGACTTGCAAGTGCTTGCAAATGATCCAGAGCTTCTTAGGAAGTACGCGACTGAGTTCTTCAAAAAGCAGTTGGGAACACTGCCTGCTGATCAGCAATCGTTCGAGAATCTGATTGCTAACTTTTCTCCAGAAGATCAAGAGCGCGCGCGCAGGATTAAGGCCGGTCTTGATCCACGCGCAGGATCACAGTTTGCCTTGAGCCTCCAAGAGTTGTTCGAGAGATCTGCCGCACAAGCAGGCGGAAGTCAGAAAGGCAAGTCTGAAGAAGAAAGAAAGCAATTGCAGGTTCAAAACGATAAAACATGGAATATTTGGCAGACAGCAATTTCTGGCCTTGAAGAAAGTCTTGGGGCTACATCTACAGGTAAAATCATTGGTCTGTTGCCTGCGATTACGAGCAATCAACAGATAGCAGAACAAGCAATAGCAATCATGGCTCCGGTCCTAAAGAACATTTTCAGGGAGTCTGGCGAAGGCGTGTTCACTGATAAAGATCAGCAGATCTTGATTGACATGATCCCTGATAGAACGGCAAATCCTGAAACGATTGCCTATGCAATTAAGATGATCAATGACATTGTCGCCGCTAAATTGAATCAACCTACGTCTGCGATGGAAATTCCTGCACCAAGCGGGGGCGGCCAAGTGTTGAGATTTGACGCACAAGGAAACCCAATCTAATGAACGATATCGTAGTTCAGATCGACGGGGTCGGTGAGTTACGCTTCCCTGAAGGAACATCAATGGATGTTATTCAGGCGAAGGTTAAAGAACTTACTGCGCCAAAACTTCCAAGTATTACGGAAGATCCACTCGGATTTGCAGGACAGACAATTCTTGGCCAGTTGGAGTCGGCAGGCACAATGCTCACAGGTGCAGTTGCTGATCCACTGGCAAAGCTCACTGATATTGCCACAACAGGATTTTCTGACACTGAGGCGGGTAACGTAGCCGGACAGCAAGTTCGTGAGGCTATGACGTACATGCCACGCTCTGAAGGCGGTCAGGCTGTTCTTGGTAGCATGGGCGAAGTATTAGAGCCTGTTGGCGAAGCATTCAAGTACCTTGGTGAGAAGATCAAGGGGGGCGTTGAATCAGTAACCGGCAGTGAAAAAGCCGGTGAGATCACAAAAGACGTATTAAGCCTAATTCCAGATGTGGCAGGTGTAGCGGCACTTACTGCCCGTGGCCCGGTCATATTGAAGCAGAATGGTCGCCCTACCCCTGAGTTACAGCAAATGCTTGAAAAGCAGGGTGTCGTTTATGAGGCTCTGACGCCAGAAGCTCAGGCCGCCATTCCAGACCAACTACCTGCAACTGTAGCCCCAGGATCTCAGGCAAAGAGAACATCTGAGCAGGCGGTTGTCACCGATATAACGGCAGGCGGAAAGCAGGCAGGATTGGCTGAAAAGCAGGTATCACCGAAGCAGACATTGATGGCTGACCCACTAGCTCAAGAAGCAGTTAAGCAGGGATTTGAGCCTCGTGTTGTGCAGAGAGTCAAAACAGCAACGCCTGAAACTCGCGCAGACATGGATGCTATGCTCAAGCGTTTTGAGACGTACAAGGTCGGCGGAACAGATTTGCGCCCATCTGACATTGCAGGGCAGGCGGTTGTTGATCGAATCAAGTTCATCCGCGACAAGGCAAACGAAGCCCGGACAGAATTAAATCAGATCGCAAAACAAAACCTCGCAGGCAAGCCAGTTGATGCGGCTCCAATCCAACAGGCTCTTGCTAACTCACTGGATGAGTTGGGCGTCACG